CAATCTTTGAATGTCTTCCGCACGGCGCCGAGATTTTTTTCAGAACGTCATTCCATCCAGAACCCGCCCGGCGAATAGGATTGATGGTATCATATGAAATGGCCATGCAATTCAGAATTCGTTCGATGCCATTTTTCTTTTTGCAATTAGGACACGCACGTTTTAAGGCGAGATCGCGAGCCGCCATAGAAGAGATTATTTCAAACTTCGTGTCACACTTTTTACATTGAAAGTCATATATCATATATTCATTTATACAAACCAAGCTTAATTTGTTAGGCGAAAGAATTCAGATGCACATGAAGTTAGCATGGCGCATCGCTTAGAGATGAGATAATTCAAAACTTTCGCGTTGGGTGCCGCCGAAGTAGCTTCAGCCACTTCTATGATTTTATTCTTTATGTTCTCTGGAATCAAGCTTAGGTTAATCATGGCCTGGTTTCTCATAAAATTTCGATATACTTCCGTGGGCATCTCAGTCGACAAATCATTGAATTTATCGAGCCAATTATTGACCTTCTTGGCCATCAGAGGAGTCTGCCGCGCTCCAGACGTGATGAACACTTTATCTCCAGACAATACGTTTGGCACGCCATCACCAGCATCTCCGCGCAGGATTTTCTCATGAAGATCTCTAATGGGGTCTTTCGAAACTATCAATTGCCCTTTTATGGGAGAGAACTGTTTCACGTTTTTATATCGCTGGAGTTGGAGGAAATCTTTATCCGAAGATACGATCATGATCTTTTCATTTACTCCAAATTCTTGGGATGCTTCAACCATCGTGGCGATAATATCATCAGCCTCGCATCCATGAATCATAACGACTTTGAACGGGATATTCTCGGCAATCTCAACTTTTACTAAATTTAGGATGCGATAGAATTCGGCCCAATCCACTCCAGATTTTTTACGGACCACTTCGCGCGAAGCTTTGTATTCTGGAAAAATATCCCTACGCCACTTTGCTCCACCGTCAATGGCCAAGTACATTAGGCCAAATTCATTTCGAAACTTTACGTTATATGCGCGGAGCGTATTTAGAATTTGATGCCGAATCAAACCCTCTTCCATGGTATTAGAACCACACGAAAAGAGTGTCGCAACCGCTATGCCTGAATAATCAACTAGAATCATACAATTATTATATCAACTTTAAGTTAAGAAGTACATCACTTAAATTGCGGTCTACACGTATATTCGATTGTGCCAACATGAGCAACCAATTTTGATAAGTCATGATCGCAGTAAATGCTAATTCCCTTTTCCTTGGCTTTGGCACAGAAGTAATAATCTTCACTAATATCCGAATTCAATTTGGCATCATAGGGATTCGCATAATGAGGCAAAGACATATTTTCGTATACTGAACGATGGACCATGAGCATTCCTCCGGGAATGTTATCTACTTTCTCGAGAGACGGAGAATCATCATTTGTTTCTATGACCGTTAAGGCTCCCATGACTCCGTTGGATGCCAAGAAGCTAACAATAGGATATTTCCGCCGGCGGTAATTGCAGCCGACAATCTGAAGCTTCCTGGAGAATAATCTAAAACCTGCATCTTGAGGGAATGTCATGTCCGCGTCAATCCACCATCCGTATTCCGCATCCGAGTCAACGAGTTTCTGAGCTAAGATTCTTCGAGCCTCCGTAATATACGTACCTTGCACGGCGGAATAATCTAGTTGGAATCCACGACTTAATAGATTCGCCGTTCCTAGGACCAAACATTGCACGAATTGGGATGGCATAGTGTCGTGTGACGGCACCATTATCATTATTTTATCTTTGATTATTTTTTTCATGTATTTTCTTTTATTATTCTGCTCAAATGCGCCCGACGGATCTTGCAAGATATCCATTCATTCATGTATTCGTTGGGCTTTAGGAGAGCACCCCGCGCGAAGATTTCATGTGATTCGTAGAATGAACACTCCGCCTTGGATAAACATATGTGAAGAATCTCGCGCTTAAAGTTTTCAATGCCATCCGTCTTAATAGCCATCCGAAGAGTTTCAGATGAACCACAATATGCTTTCCAATCAGATTCGACCTTGAACTTCTTCTTTTTGCCTTTTACTCGCTTTTGCTTAGAGCTCCAGAAGAATTTCTTTCCTACGTATTTTTTGCCATTCTTGGTATTCGTAATAAGATACACAAATCCTTGAATTGTTTTATGATCTGCCCCTGCGGGTAATTCGTATTCAGCGTTTCCATAAATCCATGATAGCATGAATATATCTATTAGAATTAACTTTCATCGGCTGAGGCGGCGCAAAATGGGCATAATCCTGGAAACAATTCAGTGAGAGTATCATCATCCGCCTCTAGAGGATGAACTTCCTCTGACGCGAAGTCCGTCAAGACGGTCCACTTAATCATGTAATGAACATTGCAATTCAGGCATTCTAATTCAGCTTTCATAATTAGGCTTCACAGGATGAACACGCCAAGAGGTTACGAGAAAGTTCCTGTGAAGGGTTTGTGCCTCGTTGATAATATAGAGTCTTGATTCCTTGCTCCCAAGCAAAGATGAGCAATTTATTGATGTCCTTGACGGATGTCTTAGGATGAATCATGAGATTGATTGATTGGCTTTGATCGATATACTTCTGACGTCCAATGGCTTGAATAATTATTTCTTTCTGGGAAATTTCACCAAAGGTTTTGAATACGTTCTTTTCGTTCTCCGTCAGAAATTTAAGGTGTTGAACCGAACCACCCTTGGCTAGAATTGATGCCCACGTCTCGCGATTGTCTTTATTATGATTCTCTAGGACAATCCCGAGCTGAGGATTCTTATATGTGAATTTCCCCTTGGCCAGATCCTTGACGAAGTAATTCGAATTATGAGGTTCAATGGACGGTGATACTTGCCCCAAGATAAAGGATGATGACGTGGTCGGAGCGATGGCCATGAGTGTCGCATTCCTACGCTGATACCCCTTCAAGAGTTCAGGTTCTCCGTAAATAATGGCCATCATCTTTGTAGCTTCCTCGGTCTTTGCGCGAATGAATGAATGGATTGAAGTATTCAGCAGCTTAGCTTCCATGGATTCGAATGGAATCATTTTGGATTGAAGATATGAATGCCATCCTAATGTCCCAATGCCCAAGGCCCGATGATTTTTAGCAAAGCGGGCCGGGGCTTCCATGTATGGAACGTTCTCGGTCTTGGTAATAAATTCCGTCATGACCGCGTCGAGAAATAACGTCAGCGTTTCAACCGCATCCGTATTCTTCCATTCATCGTATTGAAGCAGATTCATCGATGAAAGATTGCACACAAATGATTCATCCTCCGAAGATGGAAGCGCAATTTCAGAACACAGATTCGACGCGGAGATTTTTAGCTTCTTGTCTCGGTAAACTTCCGGTGCCTTAGAGTTTACATTGTCCGTAAAGAAGAGGTAAGGGTATCCGGATTCGCATCTCTTCTGAATTACCTTTCCCCAGATCTTACGCTTATCCGCGTCACCGGAAATCATGGATTTCATCCATTTATCCGTAATCGTAATGCCAATGGAGATGTGCTGAATGGCATTTCCGTCCGAGCGAACTTGGAGAAACTCAAGGATGTCCGCGTGGTCGATCGGAAGATATGCGGCAAACGAACCGCGCCGTACATTGGATTGAGAAACAACATTCGCGACGGTTTCAAAGAGCTCCATGAAATGAACCGCGCCATTTGATTTTCCACCAGATTGAATATTAGAACCTCGGCTTCGTAACTCTCCAAAATATGCGGATGTGCCACCACCCATCTTGGTCATCATTCCAACCTCCGCGGTCTTGGTCAAGATTGATTCCATGGTGTCATCGATATAGGAACCAAAGCAGGAAATTGGAAGTCCGCGCAAGAGGCCAAAGTTGGCCCAGATCGGAGAGGATAACGAATAATATCCCATGCTCATGTATTTCTCAAAGCGTTCTCCAAAGCCGGGCGTCTTGAGGATCTTCTCGGCGGCCATGGAAATCCCCTTGATTCGTTCTTCTGGCGAGGTGCCTTCAATTAAATAGCCGCGAGTTAAAAACAAGCGGCTTTCTTTATTAAGCCAATAGTATGGAATTGTCATGATTAAAATGTTTCGTCGAAAAGGTCGGATTCGGAAAATGATTTATTTTTCTTGGAATATTCCGTGGGCCTCTTAGAGAAAAAGTCCGTCATTGTATTTCCTAGCACATCTTCATCAAACCAAGTTGTCTTATCGAGCATGTCTTTATCTATATTATCAAAAGCCGGGCTAATTCCAATTTGAACCAATGATTCATTCAAGCGATTCTTGATAAAGTTTTCAAGGATAGGCGCGGTCAAATTCTCTGAGGAATATCCATTGACGGACCACTCAATAATTTTAGCTTCGGCTTTATATGCTTCTATGCATTCCGTGCGGATATGTTCTACGAATTCTTCATCGAAGATTTCTGGATGTTCTTCTCGAATAACATTGATGAGCTTAATCCCGGCCAAGGCGTGAATGAATTCTTCGCGCGATGTATAGGCTACTTGCTGTGCCGTATCCTTAAAGAGATTCCGGAATCGATTAAAATAATTGATCGTGTAGAACTGAGAAAAGAGCGAGACGTTTTCAACGTAGAGAGTAAAGAGAATCAGAGAATACACATATTGCTTTTGCGAATCTTTGTAGTGCTTCTTGAGATATTTTCTCAGATATTTCACTCGATTCTGAATCACGTCGAGCTTAAGATTTTCCTCAAAGATGTCTTCCATGTCCAGCTCCTTGAGGAGGCGTTCATAGGCTCGATTATGCACGACTTCAACATTGGCCATGACATACCCCATGTCGACAATCGAAGGGTGTGGCAGATTCTCTCCAACCTTGGCCCAGAATGTTTTGACGGCAACCTCAATCTGAGCAATCGCGGACAATGATCGCGTAATCATATCCTTCTCCTGATCGATCAGATTTACTTTGAAGTCCTGAATATCCGATTGGAAGTTGAATTCTTTATCAGTCCAAAAGCCATTATGCATGGCTTCAATAAACTCATTGGTCCAAGGGTAATGATCTGGCTTTCTACTTATTTGTTCTTCGAAAATCATAATGAATTATTGGTATCTATCTATTGCTATATATCAGAATATTATTATACATCGTTTATATTTTAATGTATACAAAAAAAATGCACTCAATGTGAGTGCATGTGTAAAGTGGAGTTAATGGAGTTAGGCGTCGCGTAATATATTCGCCGCGGCTTGTTCAATCTTCACGTATTCTCGCAATTTGATGTCTTTATTTTTTTTCTCGTGACCTAGCATGATATCCCCCGTGGCAATGGAGGCGGCAGTAGTGTCTTCCGTGTTTACCATGTAATATCCAGAAATTTCTGCTACATCCCAGAGAACTTCATTAGATTTTCCATGGAAGCGAGTCTTCAACTGATTGTTCTCGACACCTTGAATCCAATCCAATGATTCATCGGGCTCCGTCGTAATAAATGGCTTTCCATTCACAAAGAGATGAGCATCTTTGTAAGTAAGTTTATCCGTGCCCTTGAGCGTTATGATTGAATTTTTCATATTTTTCTAAGTAAGTTTGCTATATTTATATCAATACCAATATCAAGATATTCATTCTCTGGAATATAATTCAGGAAGATTAGGAATGTCTTTAATAGAGGCCAAAACTCAGGTTCAATCTTATGGAAAATCATTTGATTGGCTGGTCCGATCGGCCAAACGTTGTAGATCAAAATTATATGATTCAGGATGAGACGTTCTCGGAGTTCCCCATGATCTCGATATCTTCGAAAAAGCCGCTTGATATACTTAAATGATTCGAGATCATTCTCAAAATCTTTCACGTCTAGACATTGCTTATTCAAGTAATTCCGCGCGGCATAAAATTCGAATTCTTTCTCATTCTTCAATTTTAATGGCATAATATAGAATCGGCCATGCTACATTTTAGAAGAAAGAGACCGCTCCAGCTTTTGTGTCAGCCGCAGTACTGCCTGCGTTATCGACCGCTAGAGTATCCGTGTGACCTTTGGCAATAAATATTTGCTCATAAGGTATAATACTGATCGTCCCTTTATCGGTTCCCGAAGCGTCCTTGATTGTTACCAGCCGGGGGGTCGTGCCAGTCACCACTAGACGAACAATCCTAGCTAAGTTGACGGAGGTTGTCGCGCTGCTTACGAGTGTTATTTCCGACCCTAATATAGTTAATGCACGCATATAATTATTTTATTTTACTTAAATCTATGACTAGCTTTACGGCTTCAATTGGAATAAATGAAGTTCTAAAATTTCCCGTATCAGCCTGTTTGTAATCCGGCAATTTGTATTTATTCAAAACTAGTATTACTCCGTTGCCTTTATCTCGCATATTTACCAATGCAAATCGTGCGGCTAATTTTATATCTGAGGCCAAATAGGAAACACTGCCGATTCGTGTATTTCCTATGCCAAAGGACGTTGCTTTACCGTCCCTTTGAATTGATCGCAATTCCTTAATATCTACTCCACGATATAATTCCGATGCCGAGGAGCTCAGAGTATTGACGTAGTCAGCGATGACTTTCATTTTGCCTTGAGGCTCCCATATCAGATAATCATAGATCGAAGTCATTAGTTTTCGACGAGTTCGGCAACTTCAGACAGGAGTAGATCGGCTTGTTTTAATTCTTTCTCAACTTTAATATTTCGGAAGCCTATGGAACGATCAATGAGGCCTTCAATCCGATCGACAATTTCCTGGATATCATTAAACTGATCTTCATTCCTCTTAATCTTGGCCAGATTTTCCTTGACATTACTGAGCACTTCTTGATCGAGGAGTTCAACAACCACGGTGAGCGCGGAAATGGTGCTCACAAAATTCTTATTGATTTTATCTAAATTTATATGCCTCAAATTAGGGGCATCCTTGCTCAGAGCCAGACGATGAATCAGGCCGTCGATTCGATCCAGAGATTTAACGATATTCTCCAATGATTGGACGGCTGGATTTAATGCAGCTTCGCCGAGCAGAATCATTTTGGCCACCTGCGACAAGTCCGTGCTGGAGGATCCAAATGACTCTTTCATTTTTTTAGAACGAGCCTTATTCGCCACACCGCCCGCCGCGATGGATGAAGTGAAATCCTGGGCTTCGCCATTATATCCAGAGATTTCCACCTTATGAAGGTTCAAAACATCAATTTCTTTAGGCGGAAGTGATGAGCGATCGAGGCCTTGTGGCTCTTTGGCTACTTTGGCCGAAGGCTTCTTTGATTCCTTATTCGATTTCGATTTCGATTTCGGTTTCTTTTTGAACTTAAGTTTCTTGGATTTAATAGCTTCAGTAATAAAGCGCGAAATTTGAGAAGATGATTTAATCATATTGATCTTATTTATACTATTTATTTACGTAAAGTTGAATTCAAAAGATAGGCGATACCAGAAATGACGCCGGCAGAAATGACGGCCCATGATATACGATTAAGGATTGTTGTTGTTTGTTTAATATCAATGATTTGAATCTCCGCAATTTCAAGCCTATCAGAAGTCTTGGTATATGTCAAGAGGAGCGCATTATTTGATTTCTCTAGATTAGCAATTTTCTCTTCAACTCGTGCCAGAGAAATAATTGCGGCAGATAACTTATCAATCTTTTCTTCGATTCTATCGAGCCGATTTAGGTTTAAGGTGTTAGACATATTAGTTATTAACTATTTCTTGGATGTTTGCCGGCGCCATTGTTTTATATTTCTCAAAGGCAGCCTTGATTTTTTCCTCTTCGGTGCCAGGATACATTTCAAGATGCCGAATCTTGAAATTTGAATAATTGAAGTATGGATTAGGTTTGATAGGCGCGTCTTCCGAAACCAGATCCCAGTTGCTGGCGCGTAAATTAACTTCAATATCTCCACCATCTTGATCCGTGCAATAGGCCGTATCACCAAGAATTTCATCGACTATACAAGGCTTTCCATCAACACGAAGCTCTGAGCCAATGGAGATTTCTTCATTGCCCGCTAAGTTTTCTTTTACACAGTTGTTAACGCGCGTGTCGCCTTTAATCTTAGTGCCTTTCTTACGGTACCCCTTCCAGCACTTAGAGTCTAATCGTTGTTTGGCTTCATTAACTTTTGGCTCCTTGGCCTCCTTCTCTTTGGTCGCCACCTTGTCCTTCCGCTCGCCGAACTTTTCCTTGTAGATATTAAACGCTGCGCGCATGGCTTTATTGTCATCTGCGTCAAAAGAGCAGGATTTAATCTTGTCGATTGGATATCCAAGGCAGAGCAACTTCTTAAAGCGTATGACGAATTGCGAATATGTCAATTGGGTATTACTTGAGGACCCACTTATAATTTCCGCGGATTCTTTCTGGAAAGTGAAAAATGTTTTCATAGATTTATTATTGTTATGTTAGATTTATTAAATTAGATGAAAGAATGGCACATATGCAATCTCTTTGAAAACAACGGCTCCATTCAAATTCTTAAAGACATTGAATGCATTCGCATACTTGGCATCGAGCTTATCTAGATTGGCCAGAGCATTCTTGATGTCCGAAGACTTAGTGAGCTCGGATTGTTCTTCATATTTATCAATGTAGAGCAATCCTTTGCCGCCG